GCAAATATACGTTGGGTAGTTGATGGATTAGGCATTGCTAACGATGGAGCCCATGCAACACAACCAGATTTAGACGGCACTGGAGCCAGGATTGCTATTGATAAAGCATTAAAGCAAGCCGGTGCAAGTGCTGACGAATATACAGTTTTAAATGCACATGCCACAAGTACGCCATTTGGTGATCCTGTAGAGTATAACGTGTTGAAAGATTACTTTCCAGAAGGAAGTCACTTGTACGGCAACAAAGGACAAGTGGGCCATATGATGGGTGCTAGTGGACTTGCAGAAATTGTATTAGGTGCAGAAGCAATGGTCGAAGGATTCATACCAGCTAATGCAAATTTAACAAATCCGTTTACAGACGACGGACACTTTAACTTACCAACAGAAGTAAAAGAAGCAAAGTACAACAGGATGTTTAAAACATCATTTGGGTTTGGTGGAAGAAGTGCGGCAGTTAGTATAACAACCGAGTATAACAAGTGAAGGATAAATTTAAAGAAGTCTATATAAAAGTAGCAGAACAGTTTGCAGAACTTAGTACTGCCAAACGTGCCCAAGTAGGTGCTATTATTGTTAAAGACAACAGAATTATTAGTATAGGTTACAATGGTATGCCTAGCGGATGGACTAATGAATGCGAAACTACTGATACATGGAATGATATTCCTCACATGAGAGACAAGTTTATTGGTGATGGTGCTGTTATGCATAGTTCACCACATGGTAATACTTGGAGCAAATTAAAAACAAAACCAGAAGTGCTACATGCAGAAACAAATGCAATAGCCAAAGTAGCACAAAGCAGTGAAAGTTGTAAGGATGCTGTACTATTTTGTACACACGAGCCTTGTATAGAATGTGCTAAATTAATATTTCAATCAGGCATATCAGAAGTATATTTTAAAAATACATATGATGCCGCCAAAGGATCAGGCAGAGACTTTTTAGAAAAGAGTGGATGCGTAGTCGAACATTTAAGTGAGTAAAATGAAAGTAATACCATTAGTAAATGCAGGAGTTCTAATAGACTGCAACATATCAAAACTTACAGAACAAGACTATCAAGACATTAATGAGATATACTTAGACAACTTGTTAATTGCTTTTGTCAAACAACCATTTGAAACAGTACCATTTGCAAAGTTATGTCACAAGATGGGTGGCTTTGCTAATTGGAAACAAATGCTATGGAAACAAGATGGTGCTAACATAGGCAATCTTGAATATGTAGATCCATTTACATTTGAAGGTGAGGACAATGACTTCCCACTACAACGAGTAACAGGCAAGAAAACAGAAAAAGGTTTACCAACTGGTATCTTTGGCAACGGAGAACTAGATTGGCACAGTAATATGAATGGTGATATGGATAGAGCCAGAGGTGTTGCTTTACAAGGTGCTTGGCACAGTGAAGGAACACATACAGCATTTATGGATACTGTAAAAGCATACGATGATATGCCAGATGAATTAAAAGCACGTTGCGAAGGTGTTATAGGCAACTATGAATATGCTCCTGAAAATTGGGCAAAAGGTGTAGCAACTCCACAACTACAAATGATGAAAGGTTTTGGATTAGTTGACCACAAGTACACAATGCCTTTGGTACACGAAGGCTTTAATGGTAAGAAAGGTTTATACTTCCATTATCATAACAACTGTACTTTCGAAGATAAAGAACTTAAAAAATTATTAATGGAACATTGTTTCCAACACAAATACATATATGAACATGAATGGCATCCTGGCGATATTGTTATATCAGACCAAGTACTAACACTACATAAAAGAGTAGAATGGGAACCTGAAGTAATTGCAAATAGAGTACTACATAGGATTACATTCCATTATGACAACATGGTAGATGACTATTTTGACAAGTACACTAAGTTAAAAGACACAGACAAATTGGAATACTAAATGATTTTTTTAAACGAGAAGGAAAACAAAGTTATAATTTCCGCTCGTAAATGCGGATTAATGTCTTTGTCTAATCTATTTAATGATTACGATGATTGGAAAAATTACTCTAGTAGCACAATATACCAGCATGGTAATCCAGACCCACTAAGTCCTAAAGTACCTCCACGTGGAAACAGTAACTACCTTATAGACAGAACTGTGTACCCAAATGAATTACCAAGTCAAGATAACATACCTTTCGATAATGCATTTTGGAAAGATACTGACGTTGTTTTAATAATTAGAGATCCATGGCAAAGATATGTTAGTGCATTTTGTCAATTAACAAGAACAAATACAAACAGCATTGACAATGGATTCACAATTGGTAATTATAGTTATGATGATGGACATACAGCAAATTGGTTGTATATCACAGAACACATGCTGTATAAATCTTTAACTGTAGTAAAAACAGACAACCTCACAGAATGGTTTAACAAACAAGGTATGAATATACTCAAAGTAAACCAAACTGTAGATGAACACAAACAGCAAATAGCACAAGAACTAACGCCACATAAAGATGCAATTATGGAATACTTGGCACCAGAGTATAAAATATATAATAATTTACTTGACAATAACTAAGGAATGCAGTATAATTAACCTATGAGCAAAAAATCTAAAACACAAATGACTAAAGCAGAACTAATAACATTGTGTTCTGACTTAGAAAAGACCGTTAAAGAGCAACAAACAGAAATTGAAAATCTACAAAATGACAGGATTGCGTTAGATTCAACCATTGTAGACCAGGATACAAGTATTATTATCTCTGGGATGAATGCTAGAATTAAAGCACTAGAAACAAAGATTATTGATTTAGACAGTAGGAAAGAATATGAATAACAAGGTATTTGTTTACGGCACACTTAAAAGTGGCGGAGAAATTAGAGGTCTTAATGGCTTTGGACCAGACAAGGTAGAGATTGTGGGTATGGCTACAACTGTATATCCAGATTATGATATGATGGACTTGGGTGCATTTCCAGGTGTAGTTATGGGCGGATCAAAAAAGATTAAAGGCGAAGTTTGGTTAGTAAACGATGAAGTAATGGATCAGTTAGATGCTATAGAAGGTTATCCAGACTTTTACAATAAGATACCAACAGAAACAACTGAGGGTAAAGCAGTTATGTATTTCTTAGGACCCGACTATAAAGAAAAGTATGGTGAAATGGAATCAGCACATATTGAAGAATTTGGAGATACACTCGAATGGAAGAACTAGTTAGACTAATTACTAAATGGCATTACGATAGAAACCTTATAGAAGGATCGGATGACAAAACACAATTTGCTAAACTTATACAAGAAGCAGGTGAGTTGTCAGACAACATTTGCAAAGAAAGAGACATCAGTGATGACATAGGTGACATGATGGTTGTGTTAATTAACATAGCTGAACGTAATGAATTAACACTTACTCAATGTTTACAAAAAGCATACGATGATATCAAGGATCGTAAAGGCATGATGATTGATGGAGTGTTTGTAAAAGAAGATGACGTTATTAGACAAGGCTTAGGAATTCCAACAAAATGAGAATAGAAGCAGACGTAAAATTAGATTACAATGACGTTTTACTTAGACCCAAACGAAGTACTGTGGGCAGTCGTAAAGACGTTGACTTAAAACGTAGATACAAATTTAGGAACAGCGGTAAAGAATGGGAAGGTATTCCTATTATGGCGGCTAACATGCAAGGCGTTGGCACATTTGCAATGGCAGAAGAACTTGTTAGAAAGCCGATGTTTACATGTTTAGATAAAAACTACCAGCCAGCAGACATTTGGAATTGGTTAGGCAATCATGTACACAAACCAGACCTATGCAGAAACATAGCAATAAGCACAGGCATTACAGATATAGACAAAGAACGAATAGACGCAACTATCAAACTATCACGCAGTATAAAATATGTGTGTATTGATGTTGCAAATGGGTACAGCGAACGATTTTTAGACTTTGTAGCAAGGTTTAGAGACCAGTATCCAGAACTTACAATTATTGCTGGTAACGTAGTTACAGCAGACTTAACTGAGGAGTTATTATTACGTGGAGCAGATATCGTTAAAGTTGGCATTGGGCCTGGTAGTGTTTGTACTACTCGTATTAAGACAGGTGTTGGGTATCCGCAATTATCAGCCGTTATTGAGTGTGCCGATGCCGCTCATGGTCTTGGCGGACACATCATTGCTGATGGCGGCTGTAGTAGTCCTGGAGATGTAGTTAAGGCATTTGGTGCCGGAGCAGACTTTGTTATGCTAGGTGGCATGATGGCAGGTTGTGACGAAGGCGGCAAGATAGACGGTGAATCAAATACAATAGAATTTTACGGTAGTAGCACTACTCAAGCACAGGAGAATACAGGTGGAGTACAGGATCATAGAACAAGTGAAGGCAGAATTGTACGAATACCTCGTAAAGGTCCAGTTACCAATGTTGTCACAGACTTACTTGGAGGTTTGCGTAGTGGTTGCACTTACGTTGGTGCCGACAAATTAAAGAATTTATCTAAGTGTACAACTTTTGTACAATGTAAGTCAACACATAATACAGTTTTTGAAAACTTACAGGTAGGTGAATAAAAACAATGCTCACAATGAGCGAATATATTATAACAGAGAAGGAATGATTATCCCTAACAGCGACGAAGCCCTACATATTATATGGGAACTAGAACATGAAATGAAGAACCCACGTAATGATGGCTGGACCGGCAGTGACATGAAACGTCGACTATGGGATATTAAAATGAGAGTGGATAAGGCATTAGTTAATGCACCAGAGTATGTTGGCGATGAGCCATACGAAGACCGCTATATAATAGAACGGATTAAAGGCAACGTATAATGTTAAAGTTAGGAATCATAGGTAAAGGATTTGTAGGCTCAGCAGTAGCAAACGGATTCGATAAAGACTGTGAGCAAGTTATTGTAGACCCTAAGTACACAGATAACACTATAAATGACTTGCATGATTGCAAACTAATATTTGTTTGTGTCCCTACACCAGTTGCAGAAGATGGTAGTTGTGATACAACCATAGCAAATGATGTACTCTCAGAGCTTAATAGACTTCAGTACAAGGGTGTTGTAGTAATTAAGAGTACAGTTATACCAGACTATTTACAGGAATTTAAAAAAGAATACGAACTAAAAATAGTTTATAATCCAGAGTTCCTCACAGAAGCAAATGCAAACGAAGATTTTAAAAATCCTAATATGCAAGTGTTAGGTGGTAAATGGAGAGACTGTGAAGTAGTAGAAAAAGCATATCTTAGACACAGTTCAGTTAAGATTGTTCCTACATTTAAAACAGATTTAACAACAGCGAGTCTACTCAAATATACTATTAACAGTTACTTAGCAACTAAAGTAATGTTCTTTAATGACTTACATAAGTTACATAACAGTGGCAGTAGTATGGTTAGTTGGGAACAGTTTACAGACATGCTAACAAGAGATCCACGTATAGGCGGTAGCCATATGCAGGTACCAGGTCCAGACGGAGAACTTGGCTTTGGAGGACATTGTTTCCCCAAAGATACAGAAGCACTTTTAAAGTATGCACATGATAAGAATATTAAACTTAATATGCTTAAAAAGGCAGTCGAAACAAATAAAAAAATCCGTTAGTTTTTAATAAATATACACATAATAGTAAAAAACTATTGAAGTATCAGAGTATTCACTCGTAGTTGATACGCAATCTAAAAGGAAAATAAAATGTACAAGCACATAGCCGTGGCTCTAACAGCCATATGGTCTACTTCAGTGTGGGCTACAGATTATGTTACGGAAGTAGCAGATATTATTAATGATAATTGTGTAGTATGTCACCGTCAAGGAGGTATAGGTCCTATGAGTTTTGAAAGTTATGAGCAAGTCAGACCGTGGGCACCACTAATACAATTAAAGGTATTAACAAGAGAAATGCCACCGTATGCTTATGACCATGGAATTGGTATACAGGACTTACAAGGAGATTGGAGACTGTCCACTAAAGACATAGACACAATAGATAATTGGGTAGAACAAGGAGCACAATACGGAGACCAGGATGTCTTTAGAATTCCCCCTAGGCTTAGAGACACAGAAGCATGGAATTTTGAACCCGACTTTGGTCTACCAGATGTAATCATTCCAAGTGTACCAATTGACATACCAGCAACCGGTAACGACTTATGGCACAAACACAATGTTCCAACAGGGCTAACTAGTGATAGATGTATTAAGGCAGTACAAGTTAAGCCACGTGGTAATGCAAAGTCAGTAGTACACCATGCTAACAGCAGTATTATAACTGAGGGAGGCAGACAAGGAATGCTAACTGAGTATGCTATGGGAAAGTGGGGAGAGATAGTTCCTGCAGGAGTATGCAGAACTATACCAGCCAACGCAGAAGTGGCATGGGATATTCATATGTTCCCAGGTGGACTTGGAGCAATGGCACCAGGATCAGTTATCAAAAACAACGTGGTAGAGATTGGGCTGTGGTTATACAGCGAAGAGGAAAGCCAAGAATTGAAATACAAACAAGATTTGAGTTTGTATCGCCTAGGCGACCAGGACGATATAACTATTCCACCCAACGGCTATTACATGACACAAGGCTTCCACAGTTTTGACCATCCTGTTAGACTAGATAGTTTTCAGCCACACGGACATTTAAGAATGAATGCCGCTAGCCTAGAGATATTCTATCCCGAGTCAGGACGCACAGAACAAATTAGTCAAGTGAGTAATTGGAGTGCAACATGGCATCACAGTCATTTGTATGCTCCAGATGTAGCACCACTCTTGCCAGCAGGAGCAGTTATTGTTCTGAAGCAATGGTATGACAATACGGCTAACAATCCAAACAATCCAGATCCTGATATGTGGGTAATGGGTGGCAGTAGAACAGGCGATGAAATGACACATGCTTGGTTGGCCATTACACATCTAGATGATGAAGGATACAATAAACTAAAAGAGGAACGAGATGAAAAATTTAATATTGCTAGTAAGTAGTATTATTATTATAACAGGATGTTCTAGTGCAGGCTACAATGGACCGCATGAGTTTGATTGGATGCCTCACCCGGTGATATGGGAGAACAATATTAGAACTTGCAGGAGTGCGGATGTTTGTAGAGCAGAAACACTTTTTAGAAGATGATTATGCAAGGGTACATAATGTATGGAATTCTTATCTTTGTTAATGTAGCAGTGTATGTAATGATACAGATGTTTTTCGAAGGACACGAAGCTTTTAACTAAGATTTTAAAGTAGTATAGTATTTAAATATGATACAGTATCAAAATAGTTCTTTCGCAAATTAATTGAAAACATTTTAGAACTTACATTAATATCTCTATGATCACATCCATGTGACAATTGCACATTTAATGCCATTACTTGACCTGGCATAATATATTTTGATTCATCTTCTTTTCCATGTGTTATGTAGATAGGATGATCTTCTAGATTGAATAACACATTACATTTTCGAACAAATGGATTAGTTGCCCAACCTAATAGGAAGTCTTCATGGTTTTTCAAATGTACGTTTGCAGGAACAGTTTCAAATCCAATACTATGTTCTGCTAATACTTCTATAGGACTTAACAGTTCTTTAACTCTTTCTAAACAAGATAAGTCTGACAACATTAGTATGTCTTGTTTTACTGGAGCATCTTCATACCTATCTGTGTGCATGTAGTATGGACTATCCGGAGTTGTGTTCGCTATCTCATGCTCCAAATCTAGTATTGCAGGTATGTCTAAATTAAAATCGTATACGGTACTAAACTTACTCATTCGCTATTCTCTCTAATACTTTATTCTTCTCATCGTCGGTCATTATATACCAGTCTCGCATCTCAGTAGCAGTTCTAAAACAACCGATACAATACTCTCCGCTCTCATCAAAAGTACAAACTTTGATACACGGACTTATTACTGTTGATGGAGGCCTAGCCTTTCCCCTTCTCAAATCTTCTTTCAATCCTCTTCTTTTGCGGTTCTGTGTATATTAACTGTATTTATATGCACATAGACTGGCTATTACCAATTTTTTAGTAAAAGTTACCAGAAAAACTGGTAATAAACTTGACATAGACGCAGTTTCCTAGTATAATATACACTTAGTTTAGCAAAAAGGATAACACTATGATAGAGATATTAAAAGAAGTAACTGACTGGGGCAAGTACTCAGTTAACAATGGGATTTACCACGTTAATGGTGCTGGGCAATTAGTTGCATACAAGAAATCTGAAACAGCTGAACTTAAAACATTTAAGAATCCGTTAAAGCAGTTTAGCAAAAGCAGACGTAAGTTTGTTAAGTTAGACGAAGTAGAAGAGCAATTAGCAGATGATGTTATTGTTGTTCAGGGCAGTAACGGTAAAACTTACACAATACAGGACGGCAAATGTAGTTGTCCTGGGTATACATATAGGGGAAATTGTAAACATGTCAAATAAACATACTAAACTTTTTACTGCAATTGCAACAGCATCGCTGATGACTGCATGTGCTAGTGGAGGCGGCTCAACTACCGCACCAGTGCAAACAATTATTACACCGCCAACAACCACAGTTACTACTGACCCTGACAAGCGAATCCAGTTTGAAACATTTCAAGACAACTATGAAACTACAACTAGTGCGTTAGGTTACAACAGAGTAACATACAGTGTAGGTGATTACAACGATACTGCTTGGGTTAATGGCAAATACACCGTAGAAGACTTTGCATTTTTGCAAGTTACTATCGACGGAGACCATCGTGGTAAAAACCCAAACAATCCAGATTCCGAGGAGCACTCGGGAGCCGGTGCTTGGATGACAAATGCAAGTTATGTTATAGAAAATGATATCAACCAAGACGGTCATAATGATTTTATTGTTTGGATGAGAACATTTGGAGACTTCAACACTATACCTGGCACACGAGCATTGCAATTTGTTAATGACGGTGAAGGACATTTTGCACTAGACTGTAGTGTTTTCGATGACGGAGTATGCCCCTTAGTGTTCGGTGAAGGATCATTACTAACAAACATGGGGTGGTTTAATAACGAAGATGCTCCAGTAAAAGCTGAGAATACTGGTGCCATACAGCAATATGATTTAAACGGTGACGGCAACAAAGACTTATTTGATACAGGATTGTTGTGGTTAACTGAGAACGGGAAGTTTGTAGAATCACGTAATAACTTGCCTGACTTTATGCTTGAAAACTTAAATGCTGACGGTGTCGATGTTGGCATATTTGTACATGACCATGCTGTAGGTGATTTAAACGGTGACGGGTTCAACGACATATTCATGCCCAACACAACACCTGTTAGTTCGCAAAATAATATGTACAAGTTTTTTATGTTAAATGACGGCAACGGCAACTTCACTAATACCAGTTTCAAAGTAGGACACTCGGCACATTTTGCAACAGCAACTACTATTGCAGATTTTGACGGAGACGGCTTTGGTGACATTGCATTAGGTTGGAGTGGCGGCGCTTATGTTAACCTAGGCGGAGATAGTGTAGGTGGCATTTATTGGGGCAACGCTGAAACAGATTATACTACAGAATACACCGCATTACCTCCTGGATATTATGCAACTAATATTGCATTTGATATGCAGGCAACTGATATTAATGCAGATGGCTTACTAGACTTAGTTATAGCAAACACAGACCGTGATAATTATTATGTAGGGCATGTGTTACAGTTCTTAACGAACAACGGCGACAGGACATTTGACCATGCGGCATTTAGAGCAGAAGAGTTAATAGACGGAATTAACAACGGTGTAAGTTACATCTATATACTAGACTTCAATCATGACGGTGTTGATGATATTTTAGTTACGTCACAGGATCGTGCGTATGCTATGATTAACAACGGCGATGGAACATATACAGAAACAAGCCAGTTTGCAGTCCCGGATAATAATGCTATATTTAACATGCTATTTCCTGTCGAAGTAGACGGCAAATATGACTACGACTTTATTGGAGCGAATATCATATCACCGTCAGACACACAAACAATTACCAGTTTCTTTATTAGTTTAGACCCGCCCTCGCAGTTAGAAGAGATGAGAGCAGAGCTACTTAACAAGCCATTACAGTATGCACAAACTATTGCTGACAATAAAACATTGTTTCACAATATTAAAAATGCAACACTTAGCGACAATGTTTTCTTTGCGAGAAATGGCGTTACAAGTATCCAAGGATACTCACACAATTTTGATAACATAGGTGTTACAGTGGGTAACACATCTAACGGAGCATTGGTATACTTAGACAAGCAAACAGGACAATTCCATTACGGTTTAGGTTACATGACAGACAAGATAGGTACTAACAGTAACGGCAAATGGTATGGCAACGGTACTGCTGAATTGGATATTTCCACACTAAATGCATTCGCGGAATATACTACTCCTATACTAGCTAACCTACATGTTACAACGGGCCTAGCAATGTATAAGACGTCAGTACAAGGCTTTACAGAAGAAAGCAGTCAGTACAACATCACTGTGGAAGACTTTACTTTAAACGATGCAGAATTATATGTAGATGTAACAGGTATGCACACATCAGTGTACGGAAATACATACTTAACATTGGGTACTAGTATGCATCAGAGCTTGAGTAATACAAGCATTGTGTGGGACGGTGGTTTAGTATCTGAATTTAGTAACGATGATGTTGCATTTAGAACTACTGTAATGCACACATATAAAATGTTCTATGCCAAAGCAACTACTAGTTCAGTTGACGGCGAAACATTTGAAATAGGATTTAACTTACAGTTTTAATCCATCCAGTCTTGACTCTTATCGCCATTCTTCATTTTGTTGTAGCGGTTTAAGGTCTTTATAAGGTCTTCACGCTCAGTTGGACTTAGGTGCCAACCTTCAGTATATGAAACGGCACCCTCACTAAAAATAGCCAGCTCGGCTACTTGTTTAGAAATTGCTTGACCTTCTTTCTCGAGTTTACCTAAGTAGGCTGAAATTTCTTCAGGCTCGGCTGACCCTAGGAACCCGTGAAAAAATTTACAGGATCAAAGTTAATAGTAGAATTGAATGTGTTATCACATTCTTCATTACTACATTCAACTTGCACCTCGTTATCAACACCCTTAGCATTAATACTATTAATGAATGCTTCAATTTCCTTTCCAACGTTGTTATCAGTATTTTCTAAAAACTCCCTAATAACTGCCTTGTCTTTAATAACAGCATCTTCACCTTTCTCGTCTTGGAAACTAATACTATAAATAGCATCAATTAATAACTCGAAGTTTAAGTCTGCTAGTTTAACAAAACTAGTATTAAATGCTTTTAGCCTTTCCATGTCGTCGTCTAATGCAGAAATACTTTGCATACTTCTTGTACTTTGGAAACTAGCAACACCTGCCTTAATAGTGTTCTTATAACTAAACGGCATACCTGAAATAACAAGTCCGTTTGCAAGTACAACTTCGTACACATCGTCTAACTCTTCCATTGACTGCAAACTTTGTGCAACACTTACGGTTACATCAGTAGTAGTTTCGCATTTTGGACATTTAGCGGCAACATCAACATCATCGCCACCACTTGCACCTCTAATTGCAATCAGTAATGCATCTACGTCAGCACTATACAAATCTCTTGCATTTTTAATTTCTGGTACACATGAATGGATCAATGAAGCAACAGCTTCACCGTTTAATAAAGCATCCGGGTTTTTTAATAATAACTCGTCTTTAGTAGTCATCGGATAAATTGCTAATTCTTGAGTACTATCATCATTGAACTCGATAATACCTTGTTCATAAAATTTACCACCACTAGGGATTTTTGTGAATATCTTTGGTGCTCTGAAGTAGGCACTTAACGGATTCTGCGTTTTGTTCATATTTTTGCTCATTAAAACTCCTGTTAATTCTATAAGATAAATACGTTTGTAGTTAAATTTATATCTAATGAATAACTTAGTACTTATTTATCTACATTAAAACTAGTTTTAAAGGAAATACTGAGTGGCAGTTGAATTTAATATAGAAGGTCAAAATTATCGTTTTCCAGATTGGGCAACAGAATCCACTATGGAGGAAGTATCTAAAGTACTTCAAGAGATTGCAAAAAATAATGGTGCGTCTGACAAAGACCTTAAGGATCTGGTAGCCAACAATAAGAAAATGCATTTAGAAATGTCTAAAAATGCAAAGAGTGGCGAAAAGTCCGACAAAGACAGAAAGGAAGAGGCCAAAGAACACGCAGGATTCTTTAGCGAAATGATTAGAGGCATCAAAGGTAACGAAGATGCTATCAGGGACGGAAATAAAATAGACAAAAAGGAATACAAATCCTTTGCTACTAAAGTTATAGACGATTTTGAAAACACCGGTGAACAACTTGTCGGAGCAGTAGGCTATGTAGGCGGAGGCATATTTAAAGCAGGTATGCTACTTGGCGGCGTGGCTGTTACAGGCGCCGGCTTAATTAGTAGAGCAATGCTAGGAGCAGGTAAGTCAATTAACGACCTTACAGAAGTTGGTCTTGGGTTTAGCAGTACATACAACGATATGGGTAAAACTACTACCCAGGCAATTGGACAACTGGGTGCATTGGGCGATGGGTTTGCAGGTGCGGCACAGAGAATGGCAAATTCTTCTAGTGTGATAGCAACGCAAGGCTTTGGCAGATTTACTGACACCATGCAATTTGCGGCAGACACCTCCGAAGAATTAGGCTTGAGTTTCGAAGCTAGTATGGATCGTTTTGGACAGGCACTAGATAGACGACAAGCAATGTTAAACTTGGGTAATGTTGACCAAGGAAGACTAAACAAGCAAGTAGCAAGAACAACAAGATTACAACAAGCATACTCAACAGCAATTGGTGTGAGTACAACAGAACTACAAAACTTTGTAAGTACACTATTAGACGAAGGTCAATTAACAGCAACACTTATACAATTTAACGATGCCGTACGAAGTGATGTTATTGGCGGCATAGAAGTATTTGCTTCTGGCATGGCGGCAATGGGTGGAAAAGCAGGAGCCGATCTAGCAACAGCATTCCAAGAAGCGGCGAATACAAGTGCTATTGGAATGAGTCAAGCGGCTATTGGAATGGTAACAGCATTACCAAATCTCCAAGGGCCAATGAACGAATATATAGAAGCAGTACAAAACGGAACATTAAGCCAAGACCAAGCTCAAGGAATGGTAGAAAATTTAACGTCGACACTGGGCAATCTTAGCCACAGTGAAAAACAACGTATCAGAGCAATGGCTAACATTGGCGACGAATCAGCAAAAACTATGGCAAACGCTATAGCACAGTTTGAACAGTCTGAAAGCAAAATGAAAGATATTAATAAAGCATTAGGCACAGGCTTTAAAATGGACTTAGTACAAAAGGGTACTAACCAATTTAATAAAGTAATGGCACAGATATCAGGCGGAGCCCAGAATGCATTCTACAGTTTATTCTCAGATCCAGAAGTAACAGGAGCAATATCAGATGGCTTCAAGGAAATACTAGACATCTTTGGCTTTGGCGTAGACGACATGAGTGGAGCCGCAATGAGTATGGGCGACAGAGTTGGCGGCATGGCAAAAACTTTAGCTAAATGGATAAAAGTAGCGGCAGACCAACTGGCAGAATTTGCAAACTATCTCAAGGATGCGTTCGACGAAGGCGGATTTGGCGGAATGGTCAAGACGCTGTTTGGCGATATGGCATCAGCAATAGGTAAAGCAATAACGAAATTTGTTGTGACCACGATGATAAGCATAGCGGCGGCGTCGGTTGCAAAAGCGGCGGCAATGCAGATGTTTACAGGAAAAGCCCAATCCGGAGCCGCAGGCGCAATTGCAGACACAATAAAGAATAAGGTATCAGGTAGCGGTGCCAAAGCAGTAGCAGGAGGCATGGAAGCGGCAGGCGAAAAAGCCACTGGTGCAATGGAAGGAGCGTTAACCAAAGGCGGAAAAACAGGCGGCTTCCTACAAAGAATAGCAAATGGCGTTAAGAAATTTGGCGATACCAAAGTACTTAAAGGTGCGGCGGCAATAGCACTATTAGGCGCATCAGTCGGATTAGCGGCAGTAGGATTAAGAACATTTAATGAAGTAAACTTTTCATCATTAGTAAAAGGCACAGTTGCACTAGGCGGATTAGCCTTATTGGCAAAAACATTAGGCAAAGGCTCTCTTGGAATGGTGATGGGTGCGGCGGCAATAGCACTGTTAGGCGCGGCAGTAGTACCATTAGCGTTCGGACTTAGTTTAATGAAAGATGTTGGGTTCAAAACAATTGGTGTGTTGGCGGCAGGACTGGTAGTATTAGGTTTAGCGGCGGCAGGACTAAGTTTTATATCTCCATTTATTATAGCAGGTTCAATAGCAATCGGGGCATTAGGTCTAGCACTTGTACCATTGGGTATTGCTATGCAGTTAATTAACGAGCCTCTTAAAAACTTTGGTCCTAGTTTATCAGCATTAGCAGACGTCGACGGCGGCGCACTAATGAATACAGCAGGCGGATTATTAGCAATAGGCGGAGCAATGGCGCTAATGGCACCGATGCTACCATTTATGCTTATTGGAGCTTTGGCAGGACCTGCTATGGAGAGACTAGCAGATTCGCTATATGCATTTAATCGTGTAGATATGAAAAACTTGAGTTTGGCTGGCGGAGCTATGAAGTCACTAGGTGCAGGCATGAGTGCTATAAGCGGTGGCTCACTGATGAGCAGTGTGAAAGATGGCATCGGTGGATTATTTGGCGCTGACAGTCCAATTGAAAAGATACAGAAATTTATACAAGGATTTAAAGGCCTCGACCTAGGCGGCATATACATGGCTGGGTTCGCAATGGAAAAACTAACAGACGCTACAGCACAAATACCGTCGGCAACACAGAACTTGGGACCATTTGCTAGTTCAATGGAAGACTTAGGTCTAGCTCTTAGGTCAATGGGAGACGAGCCGTTTAAAGGCTTCGAAGGCATGGAACCATACGCAACAAGCATGGGCATGTTTGCTACATCAACAGAACAACTATCAAATGCATTATACGACATGGATCTTAGCTCGGCGAGTGATGGCTTCTTTGAATTAGCAACATCGATACATTCGATGGCACTAGCAATGGATGAACTTTCCGTCGGCGACATATTAAAACTAGGTGCGTTAAAAATGATTGGGCCTAGTAAGCAAGACATTGCTAAAGAACATGCACCTGTTGAGAAACCTAAACCTAAATCAAGTGCAGAAAAAATATATGATAAAGCGATGGCCGATGGTTCAAATATAGTTAAATATGATTTGGCGGCAGAAGCGGCTGATAGAGAAACTGAAATGGCTAATGCTATAGCAGAAATAAAAGCAGAAAATAAAGAACTAACTGCTATGGTAATGGTAAAAGGTGAAGGAGTTAAAAAACTTACTTCAGCTGAAATTAAAGAAGGTATGGATTCAGGCAAGATTTCAAGATCGATGGGAAGAAGTGCTCAAGACACCATAAAAATGAGAGAGAAGGCGGCTCAACTAACCGACGATGGCACTGGTAAGAAATCCGGCACATTCAAGAACGGTGTATTAGTACCAACGCCAACATCACAAGAAGCATTAAATGTTCCAACGCCGAAAACACCATATGTACCAGACGAATTTGAACGTGAGATGTATGGCGATGACTACGATCCTGCCAAAGCAGAATCAGGCATAGTCGATGTGTTCGAAGCATACGAGAAGAAATTTGGTGAATCTAAATCCGTATTCAGTACCAAACAAGAAGATGGCACTAGATTCCAAATTGGAAACCAGCCTGGTAACACCGTAGACAACTCCACTTTATTACAGCCTAAAGGATTAGGCACAGGCACAAACGTAGACAAAGAACCATTTACTAGCAAGGTAACTCCAGTTGAAGGCGGAAGAAAAACTAACGATGATCTTAAAAACGAATTTGCTAATGGCATGTCATCTACAACGCCAGCATCAGATCCGGCAACAATGGGCATGACCGAAGCTACTGGGCAACAATTGGTTGCAGTACAACAAGAACAAAACGCACTACTCAAGAGCCAACTCCGTGCTACTAAAGAGCTAAACGCTTAATTTCATAAAGACTTGACATTATTTCCTTTAAGTGATAAATATACGCATATAAAGGAACTTTTATGGCAACTTGGCGAAAATATTTTAATGCAACATCAAACGGTGGAATGCCTACTAATGTAGAAGGGCAGTCAGCTGGACAATTTGGTGCGGCTCGGTTTAGCAGTTGGTTACCTGAGGTATATGCAGGAAGTCCTAACAGACTTATGCGTTATATTCAGTATGACCAAATGGACAACGACTTGGAGATTAATGCGGCACTAGATATTATTGCAGAATTTTGCTCACAAGACGACGAGTACACTAAACTACCATTCATATTCGAGTTTACAGAAGATCCTAGCGAAACAGAAATGAAAATTCTTAGCAAAACACTGGACCAATGGTGTAACAACAACGAGCTAAGAAGACGAGCTTTTAAAATGGTACGGAACACTCTTAAATACGGAGACCAGTTCTTTATTAGAGATCCAGAAACTTATAAACTATTTTGGGTTGACCCAGCAAACATTGAAAAGGTTGTTGTTAACGAAAGTGAAGGTAAGAAGATTGAAACTTACTTTATTAAAAACTTAGACGTTAACTTTGAACAAATGTCAGCAACAAGTGCCGCGGCATTACATGCCAGACCATATGGTGCAGGTGGCGGTATGATGGCAGGTGGTAATGTTGGAACTAGTGTTAGTAACTATTCGCCTATGGGCGGAGATCAAGGCGCTACAACTGGTAGCCCAGTTGATGCACAGCATGTAGTACATATTAGTTTAACAGAAGGCATGGATCATTCATGGCCCTTTGGCATTAGTGTATTAGAGCCAGTATTTAAAGTTTTTAAACAAAAAGAATTATTAGAAGACAGTATTATTATTTACAGAGTTCACAGAGCACCAGAAAGAAGAGTGTTTATGATTGATGTTGGTAATATGCCTCCTCATAAAGCACAACAGTACTTAGAACGTGTTAAGTATGAAGTACAACAAAAACGTGTACCTAACAAAAACAAAGACGGCAACAATGTTGCAGATGCGGCTTACAATCCAATGAGTATGTTAGAAGATTACTTCTTTGCTCAAACGGCAGACGGTCGTGGTAGTAAAGTCGATACATTACCTGGCGGTGAGAACTTAGGTCAAATTGACGACTTAAAATACTTTAACAACAAACTGCTAAGAGGGTTGAGAGTACCAAGTTCATATTTGCCTACTGGACCAGATGATGGAACAGCGGCAGTTAGTGACGGCAAAGTAGGCGTTGCATATATACAAGAATTCCAATTTGCTAAGTTCTGTCAAAGACTACAAAAGCAAATTATAAGAACATTAGACAGAGAGTTTAAAATGTTCTTAAACTATAAAGGCATTGAGATTGATTCAAGTACATTTAAACTAGAATTAACAGTACCTCAAAACTTCAGTTCATACAGAGACTTGGACATGGACCTTCAAAGAGCACAGCTATTTGGCAGTTTAGAAGCAGTACCTTATTTAAGTCAGCAATTTAAACTTAAGAAGTACTTAGGCTTAACGCAAGAAGAGATGAAGGATAACGAGCATTATTGGAAGATGGAGAATAAATACAATACAGACGGCACAGAAGATGTAGGCTTACGAAATGTAGGCGTTAGACCTGGCCCAAGTGCTCCGTTAGACATAGAGGCGCCGGTAGAAGATATACCAGCACCAATGGACGATGTAATGAATCCAGATGTTAGCGGAATGGAACCTGGTGCTGAAATACCAGATGGAAACTTATAATGAGATTAACAGAATTTTACAATCCAGAAAATGATAGGTCAGTTGGCAGATCTCTAGACGATACTAGAAAAACTAAACTTACTTTAAAAACATTAAACAAGTTAAGAAAGTACAGAGAAATTAAAAAGTCAGAGAATATAGAACAGCGTGAATTTGCATCACTTATGTATGCCAAAGCCGCTGAAGCAACTCCGGAATTTTAAATGAAGCTAGCCGTTTGCGGTTGCTCGTGGTCCTCAGTAGATCCACATCATAAAGGAATCGAATTCGGTTCTTTAATATCCTCACATATAAATGCAGAATATTACAACCTAGCTAAACCTGGTTGTAGTAATTTCGGCATCGCACTACAAGTAGATTATGCATTAAAACACTATGATCCAGATGTGTTTGTTATAAATGCTACCACAGTTACTAGAGAAGAAATTAAACTTAAAGATTCGCCACGTTACGATCCTGAAAAAGGCTGGGATAACGTAGACTTTAACCATGTTTTGATAGAGAAGTACAGAGACGAACATGCTCCTGGTTATGGTAAAGGATATGCTCCTACTATAATGATAGACAGTTACGGCAGTATGTTTAATGAAGATATCGACAGGGCTTTAGCAGACAACAACATAGTGCAACGATACGAAAGAGCATTTACTAACAACAGTTTTGAAGCACTAAAAAAGCATTTTTTGTACATATATGATGCTGATGTACAGAGACACAAACAGCAAATGATATTAACCTATGCCTTACAAAAATTGCAATTAAACGGCAAAAAAGTTATATTCTCACCCAATACATTTGACTGGGCAGAAGGGTATGATATGGTGTCTAGGGATCCTTACGCAAAGGAATGTACTAAATGGGAAATACCAAACGACATGCTACAGCAGAAAGGTATTGCAGATTACTTGTCGGTGTGCGACGAGTTATGGGGCGGATGGGAAAATAGTCCTGGCACACAATATGACCATCACTTGCCACTAGAAGCACATCAAGCCTATGTCGAGACACTAAAACCGTATTTAACAACGTAGTTTTCTTAAACGTAGCAAAGTATAAATATTCTTTACATAGACACTGTATTCACACATTTCTCACCAAATGGGCTTGTTTTAGCCTATAACTATCCAAAATCCCCACCACCGTATAAGTATTACACATATTAAGATGTAAATACAATTTTTGCTGTATTACAGTAAAAAACATTCATCTTAGTCTTACAATTATAGGAGCTCACATAATGTCAGAACGCAATAAATTAGAACAAGTTCTCGAACTACTACTTGCAGAAGATAACGAGCGTGCCGAAGAGCTACTTCACGAATATGTCGTTGAAACTGCTCGAGCCGAGTACGAGCGTATCTTAGACGAAGATGAAGTAGTCGAAACTGAAGAGACTGAAGAAGAAGCAGTTGAAGAGTCTGAGGAATCAGAAGAAGAAGCAGTTGAAGAAGCTATTGATGATAGCGATCCAGAAGCAGATTTTGTTAGCGATGTAGAAGATACAGACGCTGGAATTGATGACGATGAGATTGGTGGATTCGGCAGTGAAGAAGAAGCTGGTGAAGAAGAAGATTTAGAAGACAAAGTCGACAGTTTAGAAGACGAACTTGAAGATTTAAGAGCTGAATTTGAAAAATTACTTTCAGGCGAAGAAGAAGGCGAAGGCGAAGAAGAATTGCCAGTAGACATGGACATGGAAATGGACATGGAACAGCCAGAAGAAGAGTCAATTGAATATGATTTGGACGAGGAAGTTGAAGAAGATGAAGAAGTAGTTGAAGAAGCTACTAAATTCTCTGATACCCCGGCGGCACCAAAAGGTGGCGAAGCGGACAACAAAGAATCCCCTTTAACTAAAAAGCCAAAAGCAACAGTAGTTAGCGGAGCAGGAACACCTGTTAAAGCTAAAGACGGTGGCGAAGGCAAAAAAGGCGAATCAGCTAAAGACCATACACCAACTGATAACATCAAGGTTGAGCCTAAAAAGGCTTAATTAACTTTAAGGTATATTAATAGTGCGTAAGTTATACGAATATATGAGCCCGGAACAAAGTAAGATTCAATTACTTGAATCAAACAATGGAAAGGACTTATTTATGGCTGGTTTATTCATCCAAGGCGATGTTAAAAATCAGAATGGCAGGGTTTATCCAAAAGATGAAATCCAACGTGCTGTTGAGAACGTTACAGCAAGATTATCAACTGGTGAAACTGTTATGGGTGAGTTAGATCACCCAGAAGAGTTACAAATTAACCTAGACCGAGTTAGTCATATCATTACAGAAATGCAATGCGATGGCAGTGATGGGATGGGTAAATTGAAAATTATCGATACACCGATGGGAAACATTGCAAGAGCTTTATTAAAAGCTGGCGCAAAGTTAGGAGTAAGTAGTAGAGGAAGTGGTAATGTTAATGAATCAGGTCGTGTGTCTGATTTTGATATCATTACTGTAGATATTGTTGCTCAACCTTCGGCGCCCGATGCTTATCCAAAGACAATTTATGAGTCTTTGTTTAATATGGAAGGCGGTAGCATGTTACATGAGATCGCTAAAGACTATACACACGGAAACATTGGTGCTGAGAAGCACCTAACTAAACAAATCATTAATTTTATTAATGAATTAAAATTGAGGTAGGAGACTACTATGGCAGTAAATTTTGAGGACCTGATCGAGTCTAGTGATATTAACGAAGAAGTTCGTACAAGTATCGTTGAGGCATGGGAAAGTCGTCTTGCCGAAGCCAAAGAACAACTTACAGCAGAATTAAGAGAAGAGTTTGCTCAGAGATATGAGCATGACAAAGGCTTAATTGTTGAAGCAGTTGACGGTTTTATTCATCAGCGTATCGAAGCAGAAGTTGCCGAGATTGCCGAAGATAAAAAAGCTGTTGCTGGTGAAAGAGTTGCTTATAAAAAGGCTATCAGTGAACATAGCACAAAGCTAAACAAGTTTGTGTCTGAACAATTAGCAAAAGAGATTAAAGAGTTAAGAGCTGAACGCTCTAACGTTGCAGAACATGTAACTAAACTTGACAATTTTGTTGTTGAACAGCTGGCTGGAGAACTTAAAGAATTCCATTCAGACAAGCAGGAACTAGTAGAGCAGAAAGTGAAAATGATGAGAGAAGGCAAAAAACAACTTGCAGAATCAAAGTCAGATTTCATTAAACGTGCCGCTGATACAGTTGAAAAAACAGTAAACGCTATTGTAAAAGAGAACGTTTCCAGTTTTAAAGACGATATTACCGCCGCAAGAGAGAACGATTTCGGTCGTAGAATATTTGAATCATTTGCAAATGAGTACCGTTCAAGTTATTTGAATGAGACCTCTGATGTAAGAGATTTACAGAAAGAAATCGCAGATGTTAAGAAAACATTAGAAGAAACTAAAGCCCAAGCGGTAGCCACTGCTGAAGCAAAATCACTAGTTGAATCTAAGTTGAACGTAGCTAATGATTTAATGAATCGTAAAGATGCATTAAGTGAGTTACTTAAACCTCTTAGCAAAAGCAAAAAAGAATTAATGGTAGATTTACTTGAAAGTGTAAAGACTGAGAACTTAGAGAAGCAATTCAATAAGTATCTCCCATCTGTTTTAGATGGAGAAGTTTCAGCAGTAGAGAGTAGGAAAGCAATTAATGAATCAGTTGTGTCAACACACACTGGTAATAAAAACGTTCAGCCTTCATCGGAAGATGAACAGGACGTGGTTGAAATTAACCAAATCCGTAAATTAGCCGGACTTTCAAATTAGGAGATAAGAAATGGCAGAATTATTTGAGAGCAATTGGTCAGCTACCAAAGACGCACTTTTAGAAGGACTTAACGGTTCTAGAAAGAGTACTTTGGACGTAGTCCTGGAAAACACTAAAAGATATATTCAGGAATCAGCATCAAGTGGTGCTACACAGGCTGGCAACGTTGCTACATTAAACAAAGTAATGTTACCTCTAATCAGAAGGGTTATGCCTTCAGTTATAGCTAACGAACTTGTGGGCGTACAGCCTATGAGTGGCCCAGTTGGGCAAATCCACACACTAAGAACACGTTATGCCGAAGCGGCAACTGGCGTGAACCCAGGTGATGAGGCTCTTAGCCCATTTAAGATTGCTAACGCTTACTCAGGAAATCCAGACGCTACTGCAAGTAGTGAAGGAACTGCTGGTAAGAAACTAAGCATCCAAATCTTAAAACAAACAGTTGAAGCAAAAACAAGACGTCTATCTGCAAGATGGACATTTGAAGCGGCACAAGATGCTGAATCAATGCATGGTCTTGATGTTGAAGCTGAAATTATGCAGGCATTGGCACAAGAAATCGTAGTAGAAATTGACCAAGAAATTATTGGTTCACTAAGATCTCTAGCTGGCGCAGGTACTACCCTAGACTTTAACGCAGTAACTGGCACACAGACTTACGTCGGTGACAGACATGCGGTATTGGCTATTGAGATCAATAGAGCGGCGAATAGAATCGCGGCTAGAACTAGACGTGGCGCTGGTAACTATATTGTTGTTTCACCTGAAGCACTTACAATATTACAATCAGCATCTACTTCAACGTTCGCAAGAACTACTGAAGGTTCATTCGAAGCACCTACTAACACTAAACTAGCTGGAATCCTAAACGGTTCTATCAAAGTTTTTGTTGATAGTTATGCGGCTGATGGAACTAAAGTACTTGTTGGATACAAAGGTTCATCAGAAACTGATGCTCCTGCGTTCTATTGTCCTTATATCCCATTAATGTCAACAGGTCCAGTAATGGATCCAAGTACATTTGAACCAGTAGTTTCGTTCATGACCAGATATGGTTACATTGAACTTACTAACACTGCTTCATCTTTGGGTAACGCGGCAGACTACGTTGACGCAATTACATTGTCAAACGTTGCATTCCAATAAGATTTATCTTAAAGGTCTAAAGAAACAAATTAAAAGCACACTTAGGTGTGCTTTTTTTTGACTTGAATAAAAACCTACAAGAAAGATAAATACAACTAAAGCAATAATTAAATTTGTAGGATTTAGAAACTAATGACAAAACAATCGAATTTTAACCCAGAGTCAGATCTTAAAGTAAAAGGTAGTTTATCTGTTGATGAAATTTTAACGGTCTCGGGCAATACTGTAATAACTGGCGATACTACAATAGCAGGTGATACTACGATAGCAGGAACATTGCAAGTTACAGGCGATACAACTTTCCTTTCTGACACAGTAACACTTAACAATGCAAACGGCTATGTAATTGATGCAGATAAGGACGCAACTAGTAGCTATTTGGAAATGCGTACAAGCACAACAGACGCTTATGTGAAACTTGAATACACGGGCTCAACTAATACCTTACAAATTTCAAAAGCTAACGGCACAGCGACTACATTGGGTGTAACAGGTGACGTTACAGTAAGTGGTGACATTACAACAAGTACTGGCACTATTACCGGCAATACATTTACAGACGGCACAGCGACTATTACGGGCGGCGTAGGCACCAGTTTTGGAAGTATTACTTCGACTGAGTTCGTTGGACACTTAACAGGCCCTGTAACTGGTACAGCCACAATTGCAGACAAATTTACAAATGAAAGAACGTTAACACTCACAGGTGATGTAAATGGTAGTGTTGCATTAGGACTTAATACTACAAGTTCAGCACCAAGCATGGCGGTAACAATACAACCAAATTCTGTTGCATTAGGAACAGATACTACTGGCAACTATGTTGCAACAGTAACAGGTGGAACAGGATTAACTTCAAC